TCCGCTTCTTGAGGGCGCACAGTCGTTAGAAGGCGCTTGCCCAATTGCAGGGGGACTCCCGAACCGTGGCTCACCTACCGCCAGCATAACCCCTATCCTATTCCGTAGCCGTCGCCGTCGCCGGAGCCGGAGCCGTCGCCGTAGCCGGAGCCGTCGCCGTCGCCGGAGCCGTAGCCGTCGCCGGAGCCGGAGCCGTAGCCGGAGCCGTAGCCGTCGCCGTAGCCGGAGCCGGAGCCGTAGCCGGAGCCGTAGCCGTCGCCGTAGCCGTAGCCGTCGCCGTCGCCGGAGCCGTCGCCGTCGCCGTCGCCGGAGCCGTCGCCGTCATTGACGTTCACGGCCTGTACTCCGCGATGTTCAAGAGCGATTTCTTGCCATCGGCTGAACAGGGGATGATCTCGATTGCCTCGGTGAGCGCAATCGTTGGCACGGTGCAGGACACGCGACCTCCTGAGATGCCTATCTGCGATAGTTCACTCAGCGTGAACGCGCCGGTCCATTTCCACACCCGGCGTGCGTTCTTGAGCAAAACTTCCTTGCCGTTTTGCGAAACGAGGGTGCCACAGTGGACACCCGCGCTGAAAGTCCTCACTACCACGTATTTGTTTTTCACTCGCTCTCCTTTTCGATTTTGGACCGCAGCGGCGGCCCGTAGGTATTCACTTGATCTCCGGCTGCCATCGGTAGCCATCCTCGCTTTCCACCACGGTCCACAGGATGCCACGGGAGCGCATCTGCGTTCCCCTATTCTGCTCGATGGCGTCCGGCAGCTTGTCAACTTCCGGTATGGCTGCGAGCGCGGCGGCTGCCTTCTCCCGCTCGATGGCGTCCGCGGCTTCCAGCTCACCAACCAGCAGCGACATCTCTTTGTAGCACTTCCGCGCCACCTTGCCGCCGTCATCCTCGGGTAGCTCCGTGCGCTTGTGCGCCCCGTAGCGCAGCAAGACCGCCCGGTATTGCGCCTCCTGGCCGATCTTCTCGAAGCGGTCCTTCATGCCGCCGATGGCCTTGTACATGGCGAATTTGTCGTAGGGCTTGCGCTGGCGCGAATCCTGGGACTGGGAGATAGATTCGTGCAGTTGGTCCTCTAGAGTGGCAGGAACCGGCTCCGGAGCGCCAAGAAGGGGCATTTTACCGGAGATTTTGGATTCGGCCACGGCTTGCGCGCATTCCTTCGTGCCAGAGGTTATCTGCCCTTGCGGGTCCACTGTGACGGGTACCGCGCCATGGACAGAATCGAGTTCCGATTCATCGAGAAAGGCTAGCCCGCAGATGCTCAGCGTAACGCGCCGCTTGGCTTTCGTCTCCGCTTTCATCATGGCGTTGGATCGGGCCTCGCCCTTCAGCCCGTCGATTGGGACCGCCCCCAGGCTTTCATCCTGCCGGTTCTGTGGCGTCTGCGCCCGCGCCGTCACGATGTAGCAGCCTTCCACCACTTCCCGCGCCGGGATGGTGATGCTGATATTGTTGATGCGCCGGAGTTGGTCTGTGCAATCCCGTTTGGCGTACAACACCAGCTTGCCGTTGAGGTTCAGGTACGCGAACGGCTGGGTAAGTGGGTTCAGCCCGAGCGACTCGCACACCGCCTGGTAGTATTGCACTCGGTCTGCCGGCCGCATAGCCGAAAGGTTTCCGCCAACCAAGACGGCCTCCATCGCTTCCGCGCTAATCCCGTTCGACGGCTCGCGCCGCGCTACCGCATGGGGCTGTGCTTCCGGCGTCATTGTTTCCCGCCTTTCAATACTCCCTGCCACTTGCGGAACAGGCCCCATACATCACCCATGTGTTCCAGCCCGCCAGGGGTGTCGTAGTAGCCGTCCTCTTTCACTTGGCGGTCGTATTCCGCCATGATGTCCAGGATCTCAGAACATACCGCGCGCCGCGCTACCGCCTGGTCGTCAGGCATCCGGGGCCTCCGATGCCAGTAGCGATGGGGGGCACTCCCACTCCACGATATCTTCGTTGTGCTCTGGTACCGTGGTGGCAGGGACCACTTTCGTTCCGGTCACGATCCTTCGGCAGACGTGTTCGCGTCTGGCGCTGATTTCGAGCGAGATCGGGCCGAACTGTCGTCCTACTGAAACCCAATGGGGGAGGGTGGACTTATACGCCTTCCCGAGAGCCTTGGCCGCTCTCGCCAACTCCGACGCTCCCGGAACCAAGACAGTAAACGACGGATACAAGGGAAGCGGCACATCCGCGTGCGACTCCAGGAATTCCGCGATCTCCACCAGGGCATCGCAGAGCTCCGACCGCGCGATAGCGGCGGCCTCCAGTTTCTCCCGCTCCATGCGCTCGGCGGCGCTTTCCTCCGGCGCGTCCGGTTGATTCCACGGCGCATCCGGGGTGTTCAGTACCATGTGATTCTCGATATCGTCAGTGTCTCTCATTTACCTTTCCTCTATGCTTTCCGCCCGCCCTACTTTCATCGCGGCGGCGTCCTGCTCGCGGTGGCGATACGCCAGTGCCTCGCTGATCTCCTCTGCCGTCGCCAGGACCGGCTCGCCGCCCACCAGGGAGCGCGCGGCGGAGTCAAGCAGGGCGGCGGCTTCGCTTTGCTCGACAATCGGCAGGCCGTAGGTCTTCCGTCGCATGACGCCCATCAGCGGCCCGAGCGTTCTCATGCTCGCCGCGGTCTCGTTGGGCACCGTGGCCGCCTTCTCGCGCCGCTCCATCTCCGCCAGCGCCGGTTTCAGGCATTCGTCCAGCACTTCGCGGATGAGGTCCGTTTGAGCGTCCCGCACCTCGCACTCCGGCGCGTAGGTGACGGACTTCTCCAGGCGGGCTATCGCCTCTTCTATGTGCGCGGCGGGGTCAATTTCGTTTTCCATAATCCGATTATCCGCCTGATTTTCGGACTTGTTCCTGCAACTATGCGGGGATCAGATACCCTACTTTGCGGGGATCAGGCGGCCAGCGGGACGGTCATTTGGCGGACCTCTCAGGAATTTGGCCTGATGGTTGCACACCAGGCTTCCCCGCTGACGGCGATTCGCCGCTGGGTTCCCGCGATGCAGGGTTGTTACCCCTTGCTCCTTCCCCTTCAACTGGTCCCGTCCGCTGGGTGCAATCTCCATTTTTCGCTGCGGACTTACCGGCCAATGGATCGCTATAGACCGGCAGCGTTGAATCTTCAAAATCGAGTTGAGCAGTACCGGACAATTCAGTGAGCGCCGCTGGCCACTGCACTGCTCCAGTGAGCACGTCCGGGTTGATCGCTTCCCAGCGGCGCTTTCCCTTCGCTATGATGGCCTGCTCTCGCCTTCTCAGGTGGTCTTGTTTCCCCCAGGTCGCGGCGTCATGGCCTTTCACGGTCGCGGCGCACACCCAGCCGGCGCCCTTCAGGCTTGAGCCGGACTCCTCAGGCAGATTGTAGGTCTCGATTTTCGCGCCGCCCATCTCAAACCAGATGCGCCGGCAGGCTCCGTATAGCATGGAGTTGGCATTTCGCGGCGCGTCGGGAGATAGGCAAGTCCGCAGAACTTCGGCGGTGAAGCCGTCCATGAATGTGGCGGAAAGGGGATTTCCTACGATGGCGACACCTACCACCAAGTCTCCGTCAGCCAGCGCGATGGCGAATTTTCCGCCGTCACGGGCCGTTCGCCGGTTATGGCGGTGATACGCCTCAACGAAATCGTTAGCGCGCCTCAGTGAGCACGGCACGATTCGGAGCCGCTTCATTCGGATTGTCGGTGAGTTTTCATCGACCCTCCCTGAAAGGGTAGCGGGGTGTTCAGGGCACCCCGCTGTGGTTTTCCTTTTGCCGGGGCATGACTCCCGACAACTAACTCATTATCCGCCAGAGCGCGGGGGATGTCAACAGAAAAACATGGCCCGCTGGAGTTCGCTACCGTCCATGACGTGACCGCCGCGTTCACCGGACGCAGGCGGCTTGATCGCCCCTCCAGCGGGCTACTTCGTGGCCTGATCTTTGCTCGGCGGCGAACCGGTGCCCGTCACGTTGTAGTCTTTCCCCATGATTCCCATTGAGGCAAGCCCGCCCACCAGAACAAATCCGGCCACGGTCACAAGCCAATGGGGAACCGCAACGCCCTGGGCGGACATGAATACCACCAGCGAGGCGCCGGCGGACACAAAGCCGGAGGCGGTCGTCTTCCAGGAGCGGATGCCGGCCGATGGGGCGGCGGCCTCGGCCTGGGCCTGCACGCCATCCCCGATGGTGATTGGAATATCGCAAGCTGGGTCACGGTCGGGCATGGCAGGTTACCTCACCACCAGCGAAAGCAGCCAGAAAAACATCCCGAACCACCCCAGGTTTAACCGGGGCGGGCACGGGCAATTGAGGCCGGCCAAAAGCAGTAAGACCAGCGCGAGAATTTGCATGAACAACGGAGTCGTCAGAATCATATTGTCCCCTCCCGCCCGTTACCCGAGCGCCTGGCTGCGTCGAACGGTCCACTCGTCTGGTTCCGTACACGGTAGCCTTTGCAAGCTACCGCGCAACATCTCGATGGCCGCCGCCAGTTCTCGCTTCGCAGCCACGGACTCCTCGATAATCCGCCGCAATTCGATATTCGACGCCGCCGCCGCTGTAAGCGCCAGCGTGACTGTTTTTGCCGAATCAATCAGCAAATCGTCCTTCTTGGCGATGTCCGTGTCCTTCTTGCCGATTTGCTTCCACAGGACGAATACGGCCAGAATGAGTGCTCCCGATAGCGTGAGGTGTTCGGCAGCGGACATCCAATCGGAACTTGGTAAAGCCCCCGGACCCTGGTACTGCCAGAGTAGATGAGCGCTCAACTGAGCTACATTCAGAATCGCCAGAATCACGACCGAGCGTACAGCAAATAGAGCGTTCATAATTCGGTTTGTCATTCGTCCCTTGGGCGGCCCGTCCTAACCCGTCCCTGCTGGCCGCAAGTTGGTGGGCATAACCCAGGTGCTTCATTTCGGCGTCTCCGGTGGAAGGTTGAACAGCCGCGCTACCAACGCGCGCCAAGCAGCGGATTCCCCGATTGCGGCCGTGATGGTTGAGTTCAGCGCGTCAAGGCGTCCCAGGGCCGGAGTCAACACCCCGGAAACGTCCGTGGAAGCCTCCAGGAGCGCCCCGTGGAGCAGGTCATGGAGTAGCGCCGCCTCGTGGTCTTCAAGGGATACGCCGCGCGCCTGTGCGTCAGCCAGAGCGGTTGCAATCGTCGCGCTTAGTTTATCGTTGTCGATCAAGTTCACGGTTTCCCCCTTTGCTGCTGCTTGATCCGCTTCAGTACCTCCGGGTCCATCCCCGCCAGTTCCGCCAGCGCGTCAGAGTTCTTGATCGTCACCAGCATTTCCGCGGCCGCGCCTGGTTCGTCGGCCACCACCGGCACCGGGATTGCGTAGCCCCCCGGTGTCAGTGGCTGGTGGGCATCAGGCTGCGGGGTTGGTCCGTGGATGTTCAATCTCCCTCCCCGCGTTTCCGGTACGCCGCGCTTGCGCGATTGAACGCCAGCGCGAACAGAATCAGCAAACCGAGGAGTGTCCACATCTGCCACATGGGTTAGGCCGCTACGTGGTGGCGGCCGGGGGCACTGCGGGCGCCGAGGCCTTCACCGCTGGCGCGATGGCTTTGATGTCCTCGACCAGAGCGGCATCCAGTTGCACGTTGACGAATCCGCCAGCAGCCGCTTTCGCGGCATCCTCGACCGCGACGATGCACTTGCCAAGCACGGCTTCCGCCGTTCGCTCGATGTTCACCAGGGCCGGACACACCAGCCCGGTAATGGCTTCCACCGTGGGAGCCGCCGATTCCACCTTTTCCATGACAGGCAAGGCTTGGGCCTCGACGAATGTCCCAATGATTTTCAACTCGCGTATTCCTGCCGCGTAAGCGTGTTCCAACGTAAGAATGAGACTCATACTACTATCTTCCCCCTTTTCTGTGCATTGTCAATAGGCTCATTTTGGGCCGTCAATCCTCGAATTTCCCTTTGGACAACCAGCTTCCGATGTCAAGCACCACTAATAGGGCTACAACTTGAAGAAACGTAGCTTTCCGATTTGCACCGTGAACTTCGCGGGATCGGCCCACGAAGGTGGGACAATTCCCTCAGAAAAATATGCGGTACTTCCTCCGGTCGGGTCCACGCCCGGCTGCTGGCAGATCGCCACGGCCAGCGCATAGGCGTTGTCCCCCACCTTCGGGTAGAGATCGCGTTGCGGATCGCTCGAATTCCAGCACGAGAACTGGTACGCCTGGAGGCAGACGCGCTCCGGGTACGCGGGCCAACTCCGTCCGGCCGCCGCGCGGTTGCTGATGACGTGATAGACCGCGTGCATCCCCGGCTCGCCTTCGCCGCGGGCCTCGCGCCAAATCGTGAGTTCAACGATGTCCATGTTTATCTCCACCCAGCCTACCTCACCACCCCGGCGCCGACCACCACTAATCGCTTCATGGAGAACCCCCTCACTTCAGCCACAAACTGCTCCCATCCCATGTCCACACCACCGGCACGTTCTGAGCCGTGGTCATCGTATTCCCAATCCCACCTCCAGCAGTAAACGTGATCGCTCCCCCAGTTGTTCTGAATACTCCGCTTGCTCCTGCTTGAACATTTGTCATAGTAACTGCCGTAACCGTCGTTCCCGAGCCTGTAATCAGAAAGCTATTCCAATTCGGCCATACCAATGTAGCGGCATCAGAAATGCTTGCTAACGGAATGTTTAAGAGATGATTCGTGTCTTGTACACCCGAAACGACCACATTGGTTGCGGTGCTTGGCGATGCCCAAAAGATCGCCGGGTCAGTCGATGAGTCTGCCGTGAGATTGGAGGACAGACTATTTATTACTGAGTCGGCCAATGAGCCTGCAACGTACACTCCTGTTTTTATATGCCCAGTCCCGCTTGTGTTGTAGAATCGTAAATTGCTAAGGTTCAAGCCGGACATTCCCGCAGACACATACACGCCAGATGATCCAACTGCTCCTGCATCATTGCTTTGGTTTCCATCAAGACAAGCAATGTTGTCTAGTTTGATACTTCTGGGAGTGCCTGATGGGCCGATTTGGACACAGCCTTTGTATGATCCACCCAATTGCAAGTTAGAAAATGAGGCCGATGAAGTCGCTCCCCCTATCGACAGCGCAGTATTATCGGGGCTGCTTGTTGAAGTGGGGCCATTCATCCATCCGCCGTCTACGTCGAAGTTTATAATAGTCCCAGTGCCCCATAGCTGAATGCCCATCTGCGCGAAACCGTCCGACGCAATATGCGAAATCTTCCAGTTCGCCACATAGGAAGTTAACGGGGCTACGCAAATGTCTGTAATCCCTTGAATGCTCAACCCGTTTATCAGTACCCCGTCCGAACCATCGGTGATGATGCCGTACAGGGGAGCATAGGCAGAGGATTCAACGCCGCCGATTATTACATCGTGCAGATAGATGTTGGTCGTTTCCTCTGTCCCGCTCGGGTTGTATGACTGCAAATACATGCCTGCAAATGGTTGTGGAGAGGCGGTCGCATCCATCTCTACTTGGAAACTCCCAATCATCATGCACGCCTGATCCCACACCCCGATGTTACCATTAGAGAACACCACATCATCCAACACCACCTTGCCGTTACCGCACTGCGAAGCCCAGAGCGCGGCCGAGCTGGTTTGGGTAAAGAAATATGACTGTATTCCTATGTTCCGTAAAGTGAGGCCCCATATTGAGGCGCCACTGACTTTGAACAGATGATCGGTGGTGAAGCCAGAATCACGGAAGATGATGTCATAACCGCTCCCCGGTCCCTGAATCGTGATGTTTTTGGAAGCTGGCATCACGAAAGGCCCGGTCATGGTGATCGGAGTTGTGACCAGGATGATGCCAGATCCGTAACTCGGGATCGCGTTCGCCGCCTCCTGGAGTCCTCCAGTGGTTGATCCGACGTTATAAGTCGAGGCGAGATATACGCCGCTGGTCGGAAATGTTGAGGGATACCCCGACAATCCCGAGATCGTAGAGTAGTTGGCCAGCGCAGCCTGAAAGTCCGTAGCCGCGTGCGCCGCCGCCGTGCCCAACGTCGGCCAGGTCCCCGGCGCTCCCGAGATGGCCGTCTGGAAGTAGCTCGCCGCGTGGGTTCCCCACGTCCCTGTCCAGTCGCCGCTCGTGGTCGGCGGAAACGTCGAGGGATACCCCATCAGCCCTGAGATCGTAGAGTAGTTGGCCAGCGCAGCCTGAAAGTCCGTAGCCGCGTGCGCCGCCGCCGTGCCCAACGTCGGCCAGGTCCCCGGCGCTCCCGAGATGGCCGTCTGGAAGTAGCTCGCCGCGTGGGTTCCCCACGTCCCTGTCCAGTCGCCGCTCGTGGTCGGCGGAAACGTCGAGGGATACCCCGACAATCCCGAGATCGTAGAGTAGTTGGCCAGCGCAGCCTGAAAGTCCGTAGCCGCGTGCGCCGCCGCCGTGCCCAACGTCGGCCAGGTGCCTGGTGCCCCGCTGATCGCCGTCTGGAAGTAGCTTGGCGAGTACATCTGCCAAGTTCCTGCCCAGTTACCAGAGTTCGTCGGCGGGAAGGTGCTCGGGTATCCAGTCAGGCCGCTGATTGTCGAGTAGTTTGCCAACGCCGTCTGGAAGTAGCTTGGCGAGTGCGTCTGCCAAGTTCCTGCCCAGTTACCAGAGTTCGTCGGCGGGAAGGTGCTCGGGTATCCTGGCAGGCCGCTGATTGTCGAGTAGTTTGCCAACGCCGTCTGGAAGTAGCTTGGCGAGTACGTCTGCCAAGTTCCTGCCCAGTCACCAGAGTTCGTCGGCGGGAAGGTGCTCGGGTATCCAGTCAGGCCGCTGATTGTCGAGTAGTTTGCCAACGCCGCCTGAAAGTCCGTAGCCGCGTGCGCCGCCGCCGTGCCCAACGTCGGCCAGGTGCCTGGTGCCCCGCTGATCGGCGTCTGATACATCCCGGAGAGAGCCGCCTGAGCTCGCGCTGCTGTGAAGAACTGGGCCGTTCCTTCGGTGATCTGGTCGGTGGTGTAGTCGCCGCTCGCTGCTACAACCACACCCGTGCGCCCAAAGACGCTGGCGACACTGCCACAGGCTACCCAACTCCGAACTCCGCCAAAAGTGGAGGTAAGGCAATATCCACTCACTGAGGGATTTCCCAAGCTCGGCTCCTTGTTGGAATTGAGCCAGAGAAAATTGTCGTTCATTATCGAGCGGACCAGCGGAAAGGTCGTATCCGGGATCGTCTGCACCTGCCCCCACGCCGGAGCGTAGAGTAGGGCGAGCAGCAGCGAGAGAAGGATCAAGCGTTTCATGGTTCACCTCTGGGCAATTACGCGGGGCATTGTGTTTCCCGCAGTGCTCAATACGGCGCGGAAGAAAGCCGCCCGGCCGATGTCGGTGTAGCTGGCGTTCCCGTTCGCATCGGGGCTAAGAGTTGCGAGCACCTGATAGCTCGCGTCCACATTCTCATTGGCGCCCTCGATCTCGATTACCGAGCCGGCGGGCAGCAGCGAAGCGTAGAACGTAATACCGTTGTCTGCCGGTGCCCCGCCCATGGCCCGCGCAAAGGCCAGCGACTTCATGCCGCTGGCAGGCGTTTCCGTCCCGTCGAATAGCGCCAGGGACTCGCCGGGATACAGGGCTGTGAGAACGCCGCCCGATTGCAGACTTCCGTAGAGGTTCATGGTTGCTCCTTAAAGGTCACAGTGAACGTGGCCTCGGCGTGTATGGTCTGGCCGGTCGTGTTCAGGTAGCTCGCGGCCTTCACGATCATACGATTGTCGGCTGGCAGCACCCAATCCACCGCCACGTCGAACGGCGCCCGCGTGTTTGGCTTCGCTGCGGTTACGGAGTCCTGAAGGTAGAGGGGCGTGTTGTCCGCGCAGTAGTCACAGCGCGTAGAACCATCGGGAGTGCTGTCGTGGAAGGCCAGGAGCACGCCAGCCGTGGTTCCTGGGGGTGGTGGCGCGGGGATGGTTGAGGGGGTCGCCCACGCCACCAAATCGCCGCGCAGCCTGGTTATGCGGACGCGGAGGCCCGGCGGCGGCGAAAACGTGAGAACTTCTTCCTGAGAATCCTGGTAGCCCCAGGTCTGCTGGCGTGTGTCCAAGGTGCCGTAGAGGTTGTAGGCAAAGTTGCCGCTGGCCGTGAACGGCCCGAGAAACAGCGCGGCTAAGAGATAGAGGATCATTTCTTCACTGGCGGGGCGGGGGGCGGCGCTTGCGGCGTGCCGCATCCAACCCGATCCCCGAAGGCGATCAACTGCTGGTCCCGCTTCTTGCAAACGGCATCGCCCCAGAGCTTGATGAAACTCTGGGTGGCCGCCGCGTCTTCCTTCTGGCGGTTTACAAGGTCGGTGTATTGCTGAAAGCGCGTAGCTTCGTCGCGCACGAATTGTACCTCAGCGGGTACTGGCGGTGTCGCTTGCCGCTTGCAGCCTGCCATTCCGACCAGGGCAATGGCGATAATCAAACTGCATCGTGTCGTTGTTTGTTTCATAAGAGCCGTTTACTGTAATCGCTCAAGACTTGCTGAAAAGTATGGGGTTCCTGTCACCGCAGGAACAGCATACGAAATTCCGCTCCCATTGGAGTAGAACGTTTGAGACCCAGGGAGAGTTAACCCTGTTGAATAAGAGAACGAAGTAGAGCTGGAGTTGATTCCGTCGTTCCAATAGACGCCAACCTGCAATGCTCCAGACGACATCCCGGCGTATACACTGAAACGATAAAGACCGGCTGGGCACGTGCTCCCACCACAAGTCATGCTGGTCAGACCAACCGTTCCTGAGACGCTATGCCATGCAATAGCATTGTAGATCGGCGGCACGCCCATGCCCGCCGTGGCCACGCTGTTGTACAATCCGATTAAATTCCCCAATTCAAGCAGCGTAGCAGTCGAGGTTGTTGCCGATACTCCGGAAAAGACTATAGGCCCCATTATTTGGCTCAGGTACACCGAGGAGGTTGTGGATATAGTTAAACCCTGAAAGTTCCCCTGGTATCCTACGTATGCAATCTTCCCTCCAGAACTATTGAAAAAAGAGGCCAAATCGGAAGTGCTTCCAGATCCTTGTTGAACTCCAAGGGTGTATGTGGAAGAACTGCTTGCTCCCTGGACAAACATGGATGGTGTATTGGTGCTTGTTGCTAAGGCCCATACACTCGGCGCGGCCAATGTGATTCCAGATCCTCCCAACGGAGATGTTCCGCTGTTGTTTAGGTACATCCGCAGTACCGAGGACGAATCCCACCATCCGAAATTGTAAGTTCCGCTGATACCTTGCATCCAGGAGAACGAGGGGGCGCTTGAACTGTAGTAGAACTTTTGGTATCCGTCGAACCGCTGATCGCTCTGGAAATCCTTGGTCGCCGTGACCGCTTGTGCGGTATCCGTGGTCATCATGTCAGCCGGGGTTGAGGACGTGATCGAAACCGCCGTGCATCCCGTCGTTCTGCCTTTGGCGTCCAACGTGACCTGGGCGACGTGCGTTGAATCTCCACAGGAGCCGACATTCGAGTTCACCGTTGCCAGCGTGAAATTCGGCTGCGAGAACGTCAGATCGCCGGTCGCCGTGAACCCGCCGAATGCCCCGCCATTGTTGTACTGAATCTGCCCACTCGAACCGCCTGGCGAAGTTCCCCCTCCACCACTTCCGCAAGCCCCGCTTCCGGCGGGCACCAATTGCCCCGCCGCATTCAGTTCGGCACACTGCACCGTCCCGTAGCTGTTGGGCACCGTAAACGTCCCGGATAGCAGGATATTCGGCCCGGAAAGCGTGCCGCTGAAACTTGACCCGCTGGCGATGGCGTTTGCCGTGATCGTGCCGGTTCCGGTGGGTGCCAGACTCGCTCCGCTGCCCACGACCAAGGCTGCCGAGGTATTCGTTCCGCCCGTGACTGCGCTCCATGCCACGCTGCCCACCGTCCCACCGCTGGTCCCGCATGAGAACGCCTGTGTGGAATCGTTGTAGTTCAGATGCGCCCCGCTGTCAGGGCAGTTTGGAATTGTTGACCACACTCCCGTCGTGGTCGAGGTGGTCAGGACAACTTGGTTCGTGGTCGTCGGCGATGAGAGCGCCACTCCCACCCAGGAACTCGCGTCAATCGTTCCGCCAGACCGCGATAACGAAGACCCGGTGCCCATGACCATGGAAGCGGTCGTGTTCGTCCCGCCGGTGATCGCAGACCACGCCGAACTGCCACCACCGCCGCCACTCCCCCCCGGCGCGCTGAAAGGGTACGGCCCGTAAGTCGCTCCCGAGGTCGTGATCCTGTACCATCCATTCGTGCCGGCTGTCACCCAGAACCCGAAGTTGCCGCGCGAGTCGGTTGTGCCGGCGCAAGAGGCGGTTCCGGCTGGCACCAAAGGAGTAGCCGATGGGCACCCAGTACCGGCGCCAGCGTTCGTGTAGGTGTTCAGAGGAGTCGAACATGCGGCATCCGCGCACACCGCCACGGTCGCCCCAGGCAGCGCCAGAATCGGAGGGTTCGCCCCAGCGGGCACATTGCTTGCCACCGTGAAGGCCGGTATCGGATCGACGCGCACCGCCTGCCCGTAGCAGGCGAGCGCGGCGAGAAAGGGAATCAGCAGTTTCAGTTTCATGGTATCCTTTGGGCGATGATACTCATTGCCGGATTCGTATTTGTAGCATCCCTCGCAATGTCCATTGCCGAAGCGATTGTCGAGCGGGACTGGCCGCGCGACACCGCCAGATTCACCGTCGCGTTCGGTGTGATTTTCCTCATTGTTGCGGCCTCTTGAGAAGCGGCGCAACCTGGGCGGCCCTCTGGCTGAAGGGTGAAGCCACCGCGCGCCCGGCACCGTAGGCCCCGCGCGCGCCGATCATCAAAGGCACGGGAGAAGCCGCCGCCTCAGATCCGGTCAAGCCGAGCATCGCCCCCAGCAATCCGCCCTTATGGTAGCCGAGCAGGGCCGGTAAGAGTCCACGGGTGGGCCGGGTGAGCACCCGCTGGCCCAGCCCCGCGTTCCGAGAGACTGTTTCTGCGCGGTGGACAACCGGGATGAGGCTCTGGATGCGCTGGTCGAGTTCCTGGCTTCCGGGCGCCGCTTCGTGGATGCCGCGCGCCAGTTTTCCATACACATCCTTGGCGAGCGCATTCACTTTCGTGTGGATCTCCGGGTTGTACGTGGCGAATTCGTCTCCGAAACCGCGTTTCAGGTCAAGCGCATCGCGCGGCGAAAGCAGATCGGGGTATGGCGTAGACGTGACGCGATTCCCAGCCAATGCTTCTCCCATCGGCTTGATCTGGCCGTGGATCAACTTGTTTCCTTCGCGCGCCGCCAGGTCTGAGGCATCGGTCACCGCCGCGCGCGCGCCGCCCAGGTCAACGGGCGTCGTAGAGCGCGATACGGCGGCCTCCATTTGAGGTTTCAGGGTGTTCATCGTCTGCTGGCCGGTTCGGGCGATGAAGGATGGGCGGAAGCCGCTGGTATCCTCCATCAGCGCGCGTGAAGGTGTCGCGCCGAAAGCCTCCGCCTTCGCCGGAAGCCCCAGAGCCGTCTTCCCCATTCCGCGCCCCATCGCCTTGAGCGTGCTTCCCGCGCCACGCGCCAGTGCTGGCGCCGCGGCAAGTGAACCAATCGTTCCCGCCGCGCGACCGGCAGCTCCAACCGGATCGGAGTCCATTTGTTCGTTGATTCCCTCAATAGCCGGGCCCAGAAGAGGAAATGTCCCAAGAGCGTGCCCAGCTGCGTCGAGATAGTTCCCGCGCTTCAGGGACGGTACAACCTGTGCGGCCTGATCTGCGGACGCCTGGTACAGACCTTTCGCTGTGTCCAGTGGGTGCCGAATGGCAGACCACAAGCCCGGCAGCGGGTTCGCCGCGCTCAGGGCTTCGCTAGCGGCGTGGCCGAAAGTCTGCGGGGCGGCGGGGGACATAGCGGGCTTCTCGTCCTTTTGGACTCCTGCCTGCGCCCAAGGATCTCCACCCTTCGGAGCCTCAGCGTCTCCCGGTTCAACCTTTATGCCCTTCATCGCCTCTTCCCAACGATCAGCCATTATTGCACGCTCCATCCATCGGCGGCGGCTAGTGCCTTTGCTTTTTTGATATCGCCGCCGGCAAGCCTTCCGTAGTGCCGAATCGTTTCTTGGCTGGGAGTGCGCTCTGGTCCTTCATCGTTGATTCCCAGATAGTGCGCTTCGTTCCGACCCTTTGATACGTCCTGACTGAATCGCTCCCGTGCAAGCGAGATCATCTGTTTCATCTGGTCGGGAGAGAGAGTCACGCCTTGCAGGTATCCTTGCTTGTCGAATCGCTTCCGCACATTCTGAAGCCACGGGGCAGACTGTTGGGCCTCGTTGTAGAGAAACTGGGTAATGCGCGCGCCCTTTTGGAGTCCCATGGTCATGCCAATGTGGTTTGCAAGCAACGAAACCATCGCCTGCTGATCTCCATTCAAGGCTTCCTCGTAATTCTTCGCCATGACATTGAACCGTTCAGCAGAGTCGGAAGCTGGCGTGTAGGCTTTCATCGCCGCCTGACGGGTCACAAGATCGCTCGGATTGCGCGGAGTTTCCATCCGCATGACGCCTGGCTGCGTTCTGGTCACATCCACGTCTTTTTCGTATCCTTTGATGTATGCGGACTCTTCTGGTGTTCGGTCTTTCGGGTCTTTCGCGTAGATCGCAACGGCTTTATCCTCGCGCCCTGGTTCCTTCGGCGCCGGCTGTCGACCCTCTTCCTGCATCGTGCCGAGAATTTCCTGAACTTTCGGATCGTCCTTGGCATTCACGCCGCGTTTATGGGCATCTTCGACCGCCTCGGCAAGCATCGAATGAAGGTCCGGCTTTTCGGCCTTGGTTTTCCCCATTGAAATGTCATACCGCTTCGTCTCCGGGTTCCACCCCATGATTCCCTGGTCGGTGGCGATCGTCTTCCCCTCTTCCACTTCCTTGGGGGTTGGTTCACCGGCTTTCTTCGCAAGGGCCTCCGCTTCCTTGCCGCGCGCCGTCGCTTCGCTAGTCTGCGCCGCTTCCAGTTGCCGCTTCGATTCCGCCGCTTGCTGTGCCTGTTCATCCGACACGTTTCGCTCCGCGCCGCGCACCATCAGATTATGGTGAAGCTGCGTACCGGGCAGACCCATCATCAGACCGGGAAGGAACGTGCTGCCCACCGCGTCGAGGACCGTAAGCGGGATGCGCGCTGCCATCGGGAGTTTCTGAATTCCGGTCTTCGCCTCTTGGGTGCCAGGCGCGGTCAGGCGCGTCAATTCCTGCTGATTCGGGGATGGGGGCGGTGAGGTCATGCCGCCCCCTGGGGCTGCCGTCTGAAGGGGGGCGGCGGCTCCATTCTGAGGAGCGCGAACAAGGCTCGGTACAGCGGGGCCTGGCGGTGCCAACTGCGGGATTGGCGCCGCGCCTGGTACCGGAGGCTCGGGATACCCAACAGGCGGCCCGCGCCGCAACCGCTCGAACTCATCCGGGTTGTAGGGATCGAGAAGTGCCATATCGCTCACTTATGGAGATACGCTGCTGCCGCTTGACTATCCGCCCCCAAAAGGGGGTCCATGAAGTCTTTGGCCCAATCCCATGAAGCATTCTCAGCATTCGTGTTCGCGTTCACGTCGCCCGCCACTTGCCCGAGTGCCTGGTTCCCGCCGGCCAGATTCTCGGAGAACAGCCCCTCCATGCCCTTGATCCCAGCCTGCTGTTGGGTCTGTTTGAGCGCGGAATTCTTCAGAACCGTCTGAAGCGCCGCGTTCGATGCCTGCTGGCCGCCGGAACGCGCCGCCGATGCTATCGCCGCATCCCCGCCGCCGATGTTCCGTGTCCGCGCCGCCCGGAGCGCGCCTTGCCCCGTCGCCGCCGCTTGGGTTCCGCCACCAGCCTGCATTCCAGCCGTGTTCGCCGCCGCAAAATCCGTGGGGGCCATTCCCGCCGGGTGCGCGGCCTCGGTAGCCAGCGTCGGCTCCAATGTCGAGAACAGCGAAGCGGCATTGCCGGAATACGTGTTGCTGAGATCCTGGGCGCTGGTCGCCGCCCCGGTTGCCTGCGATGATCCGCGCGCCATATCAGAACTCCTTATTCCACGATTGCCAGTTCTTCCGCCAGCCGAATGTCTTTACCAACCGCCGCGCGAAGCTTTTTGCCAAAGTCGGCGGGATGAACGCTTCGATACTATCGTACCCCTTTGCTTTCAACGCGGCAATCATTTCGTCCTGGAGAAGCCGCATGGCGAAGACTTTTGCATGTGGCCGTTGGAAATTTCCACACCACAGGTACGCCTGAATCAGCCTTTCCGCGCCAGCCACCATGAGGGGCCGGTCGTCATCGTCGGCTACCACGCGGACGGCTTCGAGTTTCAGCGGGTCCGGATACGGGAAGCCGCTCGCCTCTGCCATCTGGCGGAGAATGGGGATGTCGGATTGTTTTAGCGCGCGGGCGTGCATAAATTTCCTTGCACTACTGTATGTTCCAGTGGTATACTACGACTATGTTTAAAACTGTTACCACGGTTATTGTGTCTTGCGACCATCCAGGATGCACCAAAACCCTTAGAATTGAATGCGGTAGAGAGCTTGCAAAACTCCGATTGAGGAGGGAATTCGGTTGGAGCTGCTCCTACAATAAGCATTTGTGTAATGATCATAGTAGGACAGTCGGCAGACCGGAACATGAGGAAAGGAATGCAACTGTCGTTCGGAAGTTTCGGTCTGGGATGTCCAGAAGCGCAATTGCCTTTGAAATGAATATATCGCCTTCGCATGTCGGAAACATTTTGCGGGCGGCGAATTAAGAATTGGCTCATCTTGTTGGTGGCGCTCCCGTCGCAGACCTGAATGGAACCGGCCCAGGCCCGCTCAATCCCTGCCCCGCCGCGCCAGTTCCACTCCCCTGAGATGGCAGGAACGCCGGGCCCGGCCCTGAACCACCACCGTTCACCGCTTTCGGAGACGCGGCCCCGCCGTGGTAGACTGGCGCGGATGGCGCGCTTTCCGAATAGGATGAGAACACCCGCACGTACCGCGCCTGGTTTCCCACGGGGATCGAGATGTTCCGCGAATCGTGCATCGGCACTATTTGGGGATTGGTGAAATGGGGGTTGTCGGCGTGCTCGCAGTAATACCGGACTCCCCTGAAGATGTTTCCGTTGTCCGTGATGGCAACGTGGAGATGTCCGTCTCGCCCGGTGACTTTGACGCCATCCACCGGCAGCGGTGGCGGCGGTGCCCCTTTGGGGTTCGAGTTCGTCTGCTCTTCATGGGTGGTGGATTGCTGCTGGATGGCCTGCAGCGCCTCATAGAGCCACTGGCCATGCTCGGGGATGCTGCGGATTCGGTCAAGGTGCGGAATTGTCATGGCGCGCCCCTTACCGGCAGTCTCGCAGCCGGCCGCAACGTGGGCACCAGTTTGGTAAGCAGGAAACCGTTATCCGTCTGTCCTGGCAGCGGCGCACTGGCGATCTTGATTGCAATGCGCTCCGCCGTGGCCGAACCGCCGGCCCATCCGAGGTCATTGTTCGGGGTGGCAGCCAGCGGGCGCACCCCGGTGATCGCCCAAGGGTTTGTCAGGGAGTTCGCAAATACCGTGATAGTCAGCGTCCCGGTTCCTCGAATCGCCGCTGTGAGATAGGCCAGCATCTTCCGGTGTGAGTCCAGTTTCAACATCCTCTCATTGTCGTGGCCCACGAAAAAGTATGTGGTGTAATACGGGACAATCTGGCCGTAATCGTCATCCGTCAACTTCGTCGAGTCCAGGGTGTAGGCGTTGCCGAATCCAGCCGCGGCGCCAGGTGCCTGCCCGTTGCCACCGAAAAATACGACCGAGAGGACTCCGGCAGCGCGGTACATCAGCGCGGCTCCGTTTATAGGCAGGTTCCAGCGCGTCCACTTTCGGGTGTTGTCCGTGGCGATCAACCGCCCGGTATACGAGACGTGAATTGGCGGCGATGCGGCGATCTGGGCCGGGCTGTCCAACTGCCGGTAACTCATCGGGTGGACCAGACTCGCTGCGGTTGCGCTTCCCATCGGAAGGCCGAAATATAGCGTCCTGGAAACCGGATCGTTCAGCGCCCAGATGGTCAATGCTGCTGCCGGGTTGATATTCGCCCAATCCGGCGCGAGTTCCTGGTTGATTTTGTAGGGCTGGTCCCCGCCGAAGATCCGAACGCCGCTCGCACTCGCCCAGGCGAACCACTCCTCACCACCGCCCGCGCTGGCATCATCAGCCTGAGAATGCGCCGTGCAGAACGCCGAAAGCGCCCCGCAGTTGGCCCCGATTTCGCGCACGTTCCAGCCAGACGGTTCTGTGGTTCCGTTGTCGCTGGTCTCGTGCAGGCGACCCGCCGGGTCCCTGGTCAGGATGTAGAGGTTGTCCCTCACGATAGCGAAGTCCATGACCTTGTGAACGTCTTCGGATGGCCCAAACTTGCCGGAGACTCCATCGAACCCTTCCGGGTTGTCCACGTAGCTGGCGAAAATCATTTGATCGGTGTAAGGAGAATCGGCATAGATTAGGCTGCATTCATCAACCAGAACCGTCCCCGCGGAACCGGCTACGGCAATCGTCAAAAGCATGTCGCTCGGGATCGCGCTCGGAGTCTTCGTAGCGAAAGTTGCCTCCAGCCATGAACCACTGGTGCTCATTCCGGTTGAGAATGAAATGCTGCTGGAAAAGGTTCCCAGAATGGAACTGACTGTGACGGTTACGGTCAGACCGGCGGTACTTGGTTTGAGCCATGCGCGAAACTTGTAGGCGGTATTCGGCTGTAGAATCGGAGCGCCCTGGTAGGCGTCGAGGTATACTGACTGTGAGATTGAGGAGCTGGGCGATATGCTCAGTCCCTCCCCGAAGTGCCCCGCTGCCAATACTGCCGTACCTGCCAACGTCCAACCAGTCGGCGCGGTGGAGCTCGTTGGCAAAGCGCCGCCCTCGAATCCCATGTTCAATAGGTTCTGAATTTTGTTCCGCTGGCCGTAAGCCAGAAGGCGGGAACCATAGAATCCGAATCCCAAAGCTCCGTCGAGAATGATCTGGCTGGCGAGATTGTTCCCTGGGATCGAGACGCCCAACGAGGAGTAGAGCGTCACGTCGGAGAAGTCGAGCAGAACGGCGGTCGTTGTGTTGTCATTGATCTGCGTTGCTGTCGAAACCTGCTGGCCGTTCACCAGCGCTGGCACGGGAATGTAGAAGAAATAGGCTCCCTGCGCTCCGGTGAAAGCCAGGATACGCGCAACAACATTGGGAGGCCCTATCGGTATGCCGGACACACTCACGAACTGGCCGCCATTTGCCACGAATTGAACCGGCGGGCTGGGACGGGTGGTGTATCCCTGGCGTGTCAGGAAATGAACTTGGCACTGGTGAACTCCAGGGGCCGCTTGACCGTAAGGTGTCACGGTCCCTGTTGTGGATGACGAAGTGGCGTTTGGTCCGTACTGTTGGTATGTGAACGATGTTGCCGAAGGAACCGAGGCGACGAAGAACGTCCCATTCCAAGCGAACGAGACTGTACCAGTCGTCCAAGTGCCGTCAGAGTACGTCACTTCTACCTGAAAGCTCGTAGGTGTCGGAGTAGCGACGACCTCGAAGTAGGTGGGTGCGCTGCTGTCTGGAATAGGCCAAACGAGCGTAACAGTGGGACCGCTCAGAGAAATCGTAACCGTAGCTATCGGAGTGAAGACGTAAGTGAATGTGGTTGGTGAAGGAACGGTGAGAATAGAGAAAGTTCCGTTCACGCCCCCCGCTCCGGTGCCTGCTACGGTCACTTGGCAACCCGGCGTTAGACCATGTGCGCTGGTGGTGGTGATCTCAGCAATTCCACCGGCCCATGATGCCGCCGTGATCACGCCGCCAACCGCGACCGGCTGAACGCCCGCGAGAATGACTTGACATCCGGGCACAAGCCCATGCTTCGAAGCGGTAGTCACCGTCGCCAATCCCGGCAGGTCCTCGTTGTCAATGACAATTGAGGAAATCCCGCCGCCCACCGCCTCCGCCCCGACTCCTGCGATCTGTGCTTCGTATCCGACTTGGAGTTGATGCGCCTTCGCTGTGGTGGCCGTAACCGTATTGCTAGATCGAACCAAACTCCCCGTAACCGCGCTCCAAGTGATCCCCGCAGTCACCGCACTGTAGACCGTTCCAGCCGGGAGGTACGCTCCGAGGACCAGCAGATTCGTGCTGCCCTGATACGTCGCCAACACCGTGAACGTGCCGTTGTAGTTCGAGTCATTCGTTCCGGTGTATCCCGCGAGTGTGAGAGAATCGCCCGGACCAATTGCCAGCGGCCACGCGCTACTGGTGAAGGCGAGAATCTGCGAATAGGAACCATCGGGGTTTTGTGCTCCCGGCTGAACCTCGTAGGGTGTCAGACTTGCCGATCCGCTGCCTACCAGTAGAACGGGAGGAAGCGCCACAGATGCGACTGTGGGCGGGGCGCCGGGGCCGTCCTGAGTCACCCGGTCCCAGTTTGTGCCATCGAATTGGAGCGGCACTTCCTGCCCATGCAAGCCGTCGCTGATGGCGACGTACTGGCGGCCAAAGGCGGTTATTGACTTCATCCAGCAGCCGGGCGTGGAAGGGGTGGAAACCGCAACCAGCGTCCCGAGCGTCGTTTCCACCCAGATCGTGCCGTTCGAGTCGAAATACAGGTTCCGCAACGTCCCGGTCGGATCAACGAAGCTGCCGCCGTTCGTCAGGGTCGGTACGAGGTTGTTTGGGCCGCCGGCGGCCAGTGGGGTCTCCAGAACCTTGTGGAGTCCTGGCCGGCTCCCTACCTGGCCGGGTGCATACACCACGTCCTGATTGTCTGGCGAAACGCCCTCTGGCAACTGCTCAGGGGCGGTCTCCGTGACAAGCGATCCGAAAGTATTGAGCGGCACTTCCACGCCGCCGGATACGTTGAAGGCCAAAACGACCTCCTTAGATGAACGATGGGAACCAGGCGCGGATGAATAGCACGAATCCGGTCACACTGAATGGCGGGGTGCCGTAAGCGCCGCCGGGAGTGATCTCCCCACCACCCGCGGCGCGGATCTGAAGCTGTCCGTTAGCCTGCGTTGTGCCGGGCATATATTCGTAGGTGTTGCCGCTCGAAAGCGCACCCGCGGGGCTTTGCTCCACGATCTGAACCAGCGTCGGAAGCGAGTTGCTGGGCACCCCGAGTCCAGACAGGTCTAGAGGATCGCCGTGGGGGTCCGCGCCGCCGCTGGTGCCGTAGTTCCCGGTCAGGGCGATTATTCCGTCCACGATGAACTGCTTCATCGTGTTGTCGATGTTGGTAACTGTGACTGCCGCTGCCATGTTGTTCTCCTAATAGTATGATCTTCCGTTCCCTCGCCCGCTGTGCGGCCGGCGCCGGATGTTCACTCGCTGATCCGCGGCCGCGTCCAGATTGAAGATTCTGCCAAAGGCATCCTTTCCCCTCTGGAGGAACCGATCTGCGACTTCCACTTTACCCTGCGCCTCCGCGAATTCGGCGCAGATGAACCACGAGAATCCGTCCGAGCACCGCATGATGGGGACAGGTTGCTCGAACCAATGAACACGAACCAGAGTTCCTCCCGCCTCGTCAAATGTTCCGCTTGTCTCATCGAAGGTTCCGGGCATCTCGTCAAAGGTCAACGGATTACTATTCCCGGCGAAGTTGTCCACAAAATCCGGCAGGTACTTGACGTACCGGATTCTGAAGTCCTCAACCATCAGCGCGCCGGGCATCCAAATCGCATTGTTCCGCCACTCCCAGCAGCGGTTTGCCATCGCCTTTTGCCACGCCGGTAGCCCGTCGAGAATCTTTTCCATCGGCGTCTGGGAAAACTCAGCGTTTTGGTTGCTCCACCGCTCCCAAATCTTCAGTGGGTGAGTGCATTCCGAAGGCAGGCACGGAGTGGTATAACTGGTCACACCGTCTGAACATCCTGTCCAGTCGAGCCGGACTTGGGTGGCGGGGTCAAGCGATGCCACTATCGGAAAGCCGGAAATTACCGCTTCGTTGAGTAGGTCCGCAAAGCCACGCTCCGCGAGATAGTCCTGGGCGTTTCGCCAAGCGTTGTTCACCGCCTGCTGCGAGAAGTACGAGGAATTCTCCAAAATCTTCCCGCTGATCGGCTGAAGGCTGTCCAGCGCACCGTTCAGGCGAGCCTGTACGGTGTTTCTGACAACCATCAGCGAATCGTAGGGCGCGGCGGGCATAGGCTACACCTTGGGCGGTGGCGGGCCTCCAGGGGTATACTGGTCGCGCATCTTGCCGTACTCGGAAGGCTTCAGGATGGCCCTGGGTTGCGCGCTGTCGCGGTTCACGATGAGCATTGCTGCGGCCTCGGCATCCTGCAAGAAAACCCCCGCATCGAGGTCTTTGCGGCCCTTGGCAATCTCATGGCAGGCATAGCAGGAAAGCGGGTCGAGGCAGCGCATGATCGGGATGGGCTGCTGGAACCATGGAGTCGCCGCCGTGGGTGAGTTGTCCACGAAATCCGACAGAAAGGCCGCATACCGGATTTTCAGGTCAGTCGGCCCAGTGGCTCCCGGCATGTAGATCCCATCGTCTCGCCACTCCCACACGAAGTTGCGAAACTGCTTGGGAATCGGTGGAAGGCCATTGAAAACCCGGTCCATCTCGTACAGTCCACCCGGCGGCGTCTGGCCGCTCGCACGTTCCCAAAGTTTCGCGGGCGTAATGAGGTCTTGCGGAAGAACTGGGGTGCTGAACTGGTTAATGCCATCAAAGTACCCGGTCCAGGTAAGCGAAACCTCCAAGGCTGGGTCGTTTGTGGACTCCGCCGGCAGAGAGGGAATCAGGAGTTCAGGAAACAGCCGAGAATAGTTCCGCTCGGATAGAAATGCCAGCATCCGGCGCCAAGCGGTGTTCATAATCTGCTGAGTGAACGCTTGGGCATTATCGAGCAATTGGCCGCCTACGGGCGTCAACGTTGAAATGGCGTCATTAAGCCGCGTTTTCGCCATAAGCATCGCGGCGTAGACAATATCGTAAGGTGTTGTCGCTGGCATATTACTTCGCTCCCGCCGGGTTCTTCAGTTGCGCCGGTCCTGCTGGCGTGAAGCGGTCCGGCATCTTCCCACGTTCGGTCTGTTTGAAAAGTTCTGACGGGTAGGCAGTGTCGCGGTCGAGAATCATTAGAGCGGACGCCTGCGCAGCCTGGTCGAAATATGCGGCGTCGAGATCCCCGCGCGCTCTGGCGAATTCAGCGCAGATCGCCCACGAAAGCGGGTCCAAACACCGCATGATGGGAATGGGTTGAGCGGTCCAATCGGTCGAGCCAGTTTGAACGAAGTCGGGAAGGAAACCCAGATACCGCACGATGATGTCCGTGGGCCCGGTAGCTCCCGGCATGTAAATCGTCTCATCCCGCCACTCCCAAAGTCGATTGATGGGCGCTCGGCTGATTCGTGGAAGCCCCTTGAGAACTTGGTCAATTGGGGTGAACTGCCCGGTCGTTCCAGAGATTCGCTCCTGAAGAGACAACGGCGAAATGAAGTTCTGAGGAAGAACTGGGGTGTTTGGAGGCAAAAAGTAGTTCGATCCGTCAAAATACTGGGTCCAGTTCAGCCACACCTGCGCTACCAAATCGGCGTTTCCACAGGCCGGTATATTAAAAAGCACCGTCTCCTGGTGGAACCTGATACATCCGGCGTTCGCCAGAAACTCCTGAATGCGCCTCCATGCGGCATTCGTCCCTACCTGGATGAAGGGCTGCGTATCCGTGATAACGTCGCCGCCGATGCTCTGGATGGCATCGTTCAGACGAACTCGCGCCACCTGTAGCGCGGTTTCCACCGTGTCATACGGTGCCATCGGAACTGGGGCGACAACAGGCATTTCATCTCTTTACGGGCGGCTGAACGGGTGCCGGTTTGGTAGCCCTCTCCAGCATGTCTTCCTGCTGTTTCTGGAGCTTCTGAAAAAGCTCGAAGTCGAGAATCTGACCACAAGCGCACTTGGCGATCCCCGCCGGGTTGAACTTCCCGCACATCTGGCAGCGCACGGACGCCTCAGTGTGCTGGTGGCGGGTCCAGGCTTCGTCGATGCCTTTGATACGTGCTGCGGTCAAGTGCCGGTCGGTGATCGTGTTTTTCCGCGCCTCTGGCCCCTTGTCGTAGGCGTCCCGAGCCTCTTCAATCAGCCGGTCGTAGTACAGCGAAAGCTGATCTTTCGCCGCGGCAATCTCCGCTGGCGTCGGCTCCTTGCCGGCGGGCACGAATACCCCGAACGGGACCAGGGAGTTCTGCGGGTGCATCCCCCAGCCGATCCCAATGAGATCCTGGGCAACCATGTGCCCGTCGTCTTCAATGAAGCCGAATTCATCCTCGTTGATGATCTTGGCTTCCCGCCGGATAACCGCCAGCGGCTCACTGCGGGCATACCCCAACTTGGCCGGGTCCTTCGCCGGGTCGTAAGCCGGGATGAAGACCGCGAGACAACCCCGCTCCGCCCGGTACTCCCACGGACCCACGTTGCAAATCGGGAACGTCTCATCGCGCATCAGCACGCGAATTCGATCCAGGACCGGCGGCAACACGCGACCCTGGTTCAGTTTGCGCTGCTCCTGCGTGAGCAGCGCTTGGGCTTCTTGGGCTGTAATCGGCATCAAACTCCCCCTGCAAACATCGAACTCGTGACTTCAAGGCCGTTGAGGTTCTGCGGCCGGCCGCGTGGAATTGGCAGGTTCATGTCTTGGGCGGTGGCGAAATCCCGTTGTGTCTTCGTGCCTCTCCCAAACCGTCCATACGAGATCGGTGCTCCGCCGAAAGCGGTCATGCAATCCCGAATCTCATCCCGCCCCGCGTTGCGGATGTCGTTCTCTTCCTGCTGGTACTCGGCGGCCACCCGATCCCGGTGATCCTGGAAGGACCACGAATCGCGCCGATTGACGAACCCAATGATGTTGTCCAGACTGTCGGCATCCACTCCGGCGTCGAACTCCCAGACCAGCTCGTAGTCGCCCCGCGTCGGGTACGGGCCGAATAGCGGCCACCCGGATACCGGGTCCACCAACTCATCCCACTTGGCCTTGGAAAGCATCTCCCAGCGCCACCGCTCCAGAATCCACGGGGCCTTGACCGAACGATACTTGGGCACCCAATGGTAGCCCGTCGCACCGTCCGGCCATAGGCCGCCAACAAGATGCCGCCGTGACTCCGTGAGTACGATCCGGTAGAGGTTTTCTCCAAACGGATTCTTCCCAAACCGGCTCATCGGCGTGGGCCAGTGTCGTAGATTGATGGTGGGGTCGTACTCAGCAGGCATACGACCCCCGAAGGTTAAGAATAGCGGGCCAGGTAGGCGAGGGCCTTGAGGCCAAAATCTGCGACGGATTCAAAGCGTTCGAGAGCCGTATTGCATTTGAAGCAGAGCAACCCTCGGGCCTTGCCCGTAGAATGGCTATGATCCACGCAAAAAAGCGGGCCAGTAACCTTGTGGGTGTGTGGCCTACCCGCTCCAGAGCCGTCTGGGGCAAGTCCACAGAGAGCGCATAGGCCGTTCTGTTCAGCCAGTTTTGCGGTCCACCAGTCGGGCGTGATGCCGTATTTTTCCAGGAGACGCTTTCTGGCATACTCAGTACGTTTTTCGGTCGTCCACTTGGCGCGTTGGTCCCGCATGTAGGCGGCATAGCACTTACGGCACCACCCACCACGATTTTTCCCGAATTCAGATTCAGGGACGAAAGCCTTGCAGGTTCCAGAGCACCACACAAGACCGGCGGCATGCGCCTCTTTGACCTGTTCCAAGGTGAACCCCTTGGATGCGAGAGATGGATGCACCTGTTTCTCTCGCCGCTCTCGAAGATTCGCAATGACCCTCGCTCTTTCATCATCATTCAAACTTCTCGTCCAGTGGGAGGCCCGAATTCTATCCCGGGTCTCCTCACTGGACTGCTGTCCTTTTGCTGGCATCTTCCTACCTCCATCCCAATCTTAACATTGTATTAGGATGGATGCAAGAAGAATAAGTCCTTTATCCTCAATGCCCGAACAAATAGCGCGGTATGGTCACGCCCGAAAGATAAGCATTCAGACGGGGTTGGACCGACGCGAACTGGAGCATGATGACCAGGTACATCAGGTTGCTCGCCGCGATGGTTCCCGCCGGTCCGTAGGCGGGAAAGACCACCTGCCCCTTCACGTCGTAGAGCGAGAGGGCCTTAGACTGCACCTGGAACCAGTGGGCCAGGGCCAGCCAGTCGATGTAGCCGGGCCGGGCGCGTTCGTTCACGATGACCTCGCGGCCACCGATGGTGCGCGGGCGCCGGCGCTTCAGCATGTCGGGTTGTTCGTCACCGCGGATCTGGGTAACGTCCACGCGCTGCACGTTCAGACTGAGGTTTTCCCAAGCCGTCACCATGTCCACATTGCAATGCGGGGTGAGATCGGCTTCCTGTGCCTTCTCCACGCCCATCGAAAGCTCCATGAGCGCGTCAATGGCGCGAACCAGGGAAGGCGTCAGGGTGCCGGGAGCGTTGAAGTTCGGCACGTTGAACTTGCCGGGGTATGCCGACTTCTGGATGTTCATGTACAGGCCGGTGTTGCCAGCCACGTTGTAGGCGCGCAGACCCAGCAAACCTGCGTTGCTCACACCGGGACTGCCGCTGACCAGCATCCGGGTCCCGCCTGTGGTTCCGGTCGGAGGCATCCCGGTCAGAGTGATGGCCACGTTGATGGCGTCGACGCCGAGCACGGTTGCGCTGCCGAGGAAGACCCCGCCGGCATCCAGCAGGCCGTTGTAGAAGTCGAGCGTCTGGCCGTCCATGAAGGCGTTCGGGTTGTTCACGGTCAGAACGTTTCCGGAAACCGAAACCACGGTGTCCAGCGTGTTGCTGCCGTCCGACTGGAGAAGGGCATCCATGCAGCCGGCGATCATCTCGGTTTGCTGGCTGGTCAAGAGGGTGGCGTAATCCTGAACGGCCTTTTCGTCGGTGTCCGTGGTGTACTCGGCCAGGGCGGTCCACTGGGCCGCGTGAACGAAGGACACGCAGGAAATCGTGCCGGGGATTACTTGGGGACCGGACCCCTGCGGGAACGCGCCGCCGTCGAGGTTGGCGACTGCGAAATTGCCCCACTGGAGCGGCTGTAAGGGGATTCTGATTGGCCGGTTGGAAACCGGCTCGATCTTCGTGTTCAGTTTGATGTGCTTCCAAAGGCGCGAACTGGCAAGGGCCAGCTTTTCAACCTTCGGAACCACATACTCTTTTTGCAGCCCCATTGAGGCTGCGAGATTGCCAACAGGCATGTCTACACCTCTCAGATTTGAAGTGTGCCATGCGATCCTTCGGCCATTGGCCGGGCTGGACGGCGCCCTACCGTTTCGCAGTCACCGTTTGTTGCAATTCTCAGCGCGTGCCAGTTTTGAAGGTGCCCGTTCCTTACCGCGCGTCGAACTTTACATCATTTCCATTATACGCCCGTGTCAAGGGCTATCTCACCTGAACGCGGGATCCATCCGTCAGAATGTAGCGATCTTCCTGAACCATCTGCTTCGAGGTTCTCCCCCAGTCGATGTTTTGGGGGATGGAAGCCACCGGCTTGAAGCCGTTTGCTGGCGCTGCCGTAGCTCCGGGCCGGGAAATGGCGGTTTGTTTCGGCGTTGGAGCCGCCTTCTTATCCCCTCCGTGGCTTCTTGTCTTTGAAATCGCCCACGACACGGCTTCGGGAACAACCCGGTTGTCGATAGAGGTCATGTACCGAGAATACGCAGATTGGTTACCCCTTTCCAGATAGGCTTTGGCTTTGTTCATCCAACCTGGGAATAGGCGATCTGCAAGCACCTTCGCTCGCCCCTCGTACAGGTAAATCACCTGGGCTTGCGATTCCTCATCCAAAGATTCACCGCGCAAAGTCTTCCTGACTTCTGATTTCGCAAGTCTTATCCTGGCTGAGGCCGCCTCCGAAAATGCCTGGCCATAATCGTTCTTTTCGTCTTTTTTCGGTTGTTCGATTGGTTTTGTCCTGGCCGTTGACGGCGCTTTCTTCGAGAGTTCACCGAAACCGTTCAAGTACGTGCTCAATGAGTTCAGGAGTTCGAGCGCCTGGGGCTTGTCGACGGGCATGAAGTCGGCCATCCGCTGCAAAAGTAGCGGGATGCCGCTCGTGTTCATGTCGGACCAGACCACGCGACCGATGTAGGCGGTGAAACCATCTGGGTTCGTCTGGGCATACTTGGCGAAGATGGCGGGGGCCAGTGCCGAAAAAGCCTCTGGACTACTGGTGGCCATGTCTTCGACGAAAGCCGGGTCGCCGTCCATGAACTGCTTGGAAAGCCCTGTCAGTTCCGCAAGCGTTTCAAGTTTCCCTTCGATGCCTTCGACTCCTCCAAGTCCTTCAATCTTATCTCGGAGCTCGCGCGCTTCGGTCAACCCGCCGGGGAATTCACGGTCGAGTTCCGCCACGCGGTAGACGGCCTTCGTCAAAAGTTTCCCCGCAGCGTCGTTCTTCGTGCGGATCTCACTCAGGAGGCTTCGAACCGTGGGATCGAGTTTCTTTCCGTCCGGCCCCAGGAGCGACGTTACCGGCGCGGTCTGTTCTTCCCCCTCTGCCGGTTTCTCTTTGCCAACCTCGACGGGCTGCTCCAGCGTGGTTTCTTCCGCGCCTTCGAGCGGTTCTACTTCCAAAACGTCTACGTCAGGCATTGTTCTCCTGTGCTGGCGGCCCGGGAGCCTCTTTTGGTAGTTCAGGCTTCCAACTCTCGGTCGCCTTCGGATTTGTGGCCGCAATCGCGGCTGCTTGCGCTTGCTGCTGCGCTTCAACCGCCTGCTGCATGAACTTTTGGTGCTCCATGGCGTGCGCCCGGATATTCTCAATACCAGCTTCGTTCCCGGCGGTCAACTGCTGCTGAACCCACGGCCAGTCGGACAGTTTCTCGCGGCACTCCTCGAATTCCCAATCGTGATAGTCCAGGGGGTCGACAGGAACGGAAGAAACCATCGCGCCTGGTAGCCCGGTCAATGGATCGGGCGGCCCTTGCTGTGGGCTTTGCTGAATCAGCATCTCGATCTCTGCGGACTGCTTGCGCCGCACTCGCGCCTCTGGAATCACGATCTCTGGCACCCCATACGTCCTGAAGATGAAATCCCAGGTGTCTGGAGACGATAGAAGCGCCTGCCCAATTACCGGGTCTTTCATCGCCATTTCCAAGATGCCATTCAACGTGACCCGCTTCTGCATCGTGGATTCTGGGTAGCCGCTGTCCGTGTCGGGATGGGCCAGGAAGTGCCCTTTGCCAAGAGCGGAGATGTCCAATGTCACAGCACCCTTTGGGCCGGGGATGATGAGCGGCTTTCCTTCCTTATCATCGCGCGCCGCAGCAAGTGCCGCCTGCCGGTAGACCTTCGACATCAACCTTTGGACGGCTCCCCATATCACACCCAACTGCCCCATGGCCTGATAGATGGCCTCCTGGTAGCCGCCCTTGGTCTTCTGGTCGGGCATCCCGGCTCCCTGGACTGCGGAGGGAATCGCCAGAATGTACTGCAAAAGGGCAGTCGCCAAATACTCGGTATGCCGGATGAACGTTTCGGGAAGTTCGGGGTTCGGTTCACGGTAGAAACTGTCGGCCAGAGGGCGGTCACGCAAAACCTCAAGTTCCATGGCCGGCCGGAAGCAGAACGGCGCGGCGGTCTGGCCATTGACGGCTGCAACCTGGGCTCGACCGGCGCGGAGCCATGTCGAAGGTGAACCGAAGTCCTTCCATTCGGCATACAGGTTCATGTCATTGTTGAAACGGTCCTGGATGATCACAGCCGGGTCCATAACTGCCATGCGCGCCATGCCGTCACCAGCATACGGGAAGTCAACGCTCAATTCATCGTCGATGCAGACGTTACGAGATCCGACGTATTGCTTCCCAACGAAGATGAACACACCGCCATTGGGAAACGCTTCGTTCAACGCATCCCGAAGCGTCCAAGGTTCGGCTTGGTGAACTTCGTCCGTATACGCCGAATCCAATTCCTCATCGGTCAGCATGGACGGGCGAAAGAAGAAGTATTTGCGCTCGGTGTAGTGGTCGTAGGTGTCCGTCAATTGGAACGCCGCCGAGTTCCCCTGAAGTGCTCCCAGCCTGGCCAACCGCTCGAACTGGGTATCGGCAATTCCTTCCTCACCGAACTTGCCAATCTTGTCAGCGAAGTCGGGATGTTCTTTCCGAGCAGTGTAGACGTGAGGATCTTCGGTGACGATGCAGTAGGGCCACTCTTCAAAGGTCTTTGCGACGATAGGCACCTTAGTTTCGAGAACGCCGTAAATTGAAGTGGTCTGCACCCGGCGCGGTACTCCGTTTTCGTCCGTGCCCCATTTCTGTTCATTCGCCATCGTGCGAGTCCACGTCACGGTGCGCCCGTCGAGGCCCATCATGCGCACGATGGCAGTGAGTAGATCCTTAGTATCGTTCCTCCGGTCGTAGAGAATGCGGTACGCCTCCGCCGCGTCCGAAGCCTGTAGGTCAACAGGGGAATTCCCGCTGTCCGGCTGGAAATCAATGCCAGGTTGGTTCTCGGTCAACTTGGCGATGATGATTTGCAGCGCGCGGGCAAAAATGTTGTAGTCTTCGATGTACTCGCCGCACTGGATCTCGCCGTGGCCGCTATCAGGAACGAACTGGCCCGGCGCTCCCTGGACGAAAACACCGCTCAAGATGTCGTAGTAAATGTGCTGGAGTCCGCGTTCATAGAATCGGTTCCGGCGCGCCCGCATGACTTCCATGCGCCGCTGGTAGAGTTCCTGCCGTTGGGCTTCCTGAAGCAGCGCGAGGACGGCGTTCTGAAGTTCCTCGGGGAGTTCCTTGTTTTCGTCGCCATAGGTGCGCGGCTGTGGCCGCTGCGGGGCGGAAACGTCCTCCGGGGCTTCGCGTTCCGAGTCCTGGCCTTCATTAGGAGGACTGAAAAGCTCATCGATTGGCTGGGGCGTCAATTCAGCACCGCCTGGCTCTTCCCAGCGAGCCGGTCCATCACGCGGTCAACCACTTCCAGGTTCGCCCTGGTGTCCACGTAATCCAGAACCGCATTTACCACGTTGCACAGATTCTCACAGCAGAGAAGTTCCTGGCCGGAGGTCGAAGTCTCACCGCAGAACGGGCATTGTATCTCCTTTGACGTTCCGGAGATCAGGCACCGGATCTGGCGCTCGGCTTCGATGACTTTCTCTCGGGCGTTCATTTTTCTTGTTCTGCCGCGCGCCGGAGTTTGCCCTTCTTCTCAGGCAACTTCTTGAAGTTCGTCGCGGAGTCCCACTCTTTCACCGCCGATTCTCCACCGAGAGCCTTCTTTCCGCTCTCAGAATGGCCCCATCGCTGCTGCGCTTTAGATAGGAAGGGCATTACTGCTTCACAATCTCGCTGAGGACGTTCGCCGCTACCTGGGCATCGCTGTTCATCTGCTCGATGCTCATGGGCTTTCCGTGGTCGAACAGAAAGTCGTCTTCGTTCAGTTCGGCGCCGACGGTAGGAACGTCATGCGAGTGTTTCAGCGAGACAATCGAGCCGTCGTCCAAACGGACCCGGTGCCCGGTCGAGTCCGTGTCGATGATCTGGATGATTTTCGGCATGTCAGAAAATCAGGACGTAGGCCGATGGATTGGCCAATGTCTCGGATCCTTGAGTAGTGAACTTGACGCTGATAATGTCGCCGGCCGCCACGGTAACAAAGTGCGAGGAATCGGAGCAATATAGCGCCGTTCCCACGGTACACGTGACGGTCGTATCGGAGCCGTTCTTTCGCACCGTGAACACGCCGGAACTGGCAGTGGTCCCAGCCACGGTTACGGCTACTCCCAAGTAACGGATGGTTCCAGGCTGGCTCACCACGCGACCGAGATCATAGGCAGTCTGGGTGCAGGCTTGCGCGGCCCACTGGCCTAATCCGTAGAGTCCGAGTGTCTGGCTGGCGGTGGCCGCTCCTGTGCAGGCTCCTTCCAACTTCACCGCTTCAACTGCGGTCGGGAAGAACACCGGCTCCCCGCGCCCATGGGCGTGCGTGTAACTTGCCGCCGTGAACGAACAGCTGTCGTAAACCAGAGGAGTGTAGCAGTTCACCGCTGAAATCGTCACGGTGTCCGCGTTCGTCCCGGTTCCGACAATCACCGATTGCCCCACGGCGCCGGCCGCCAGCGGGAAAAATACCGTTCCGTTCGGACCCGGCACTTGGCCGATGTCCACGGTGAGCGTTTGGGTGGTGGTGGCCGATGCCGTCCCGATGTCCACGGTGAGCGTCGGCCTGAAGCTACCCCAAGTGTATGTGGTGCCAGGAATCGTTTGCGCTGCTGAAACAAGGGCCAGGGCAAGAGCCAGAAGGCCCGCGAAAATCAATCGTTTGGTATTCATCGTCATTCCTTTTTGGGCAGATGCCCAACTACTCGAAGATCGAGCCTTCGCGGGCGCCACCTTCGTGGCCGCCACCGCTCTCCTGTCCCTCTTCGTTCAAGAACTGGTCCATGTGCTCTTTCAGGGCCTCGATGTTCTCGTGGTCATGCGGCCCTTCGGCCTGACCACCTTCGGAGGCTTGGTGGCTCGTGTGGCCTCCACCTCCGTCTTGGTGGACGTGGAAGTGCTTGCCTTCCGGCTCGTGGTGTGCGGCCAGGTGGACGACGGCGTGCCCGATATGCGGGTGCTCGGTGCGCTCGCCGCCGCTGGTGACGCTGTGAAACGTCCCGTCGCCGTGGTCGAACAGCTTGGAATGTTCTCCACCATCTCCGTTCGACTTTCCGCCCATCTGCCGCTCGGTTTCCTCACCGATGCCGGGTTTCTTTCCGCCACGGGCCATGCCCGCCATGGTGCTTGCAATGCTCATCGTGTCTCCTGTGGCCGCCCTTCGGCAGCCGCTCGAAATTCGCTGAAGGTGCGCGCCACACGCCGGTTGGACGGTAGCGCTGATTCTCGCTCGTTGAGTTGCTCGCGGAGTTTGTTGACCTCGGAAATCAGGTCTTTCACCACCGCATCACGTAACTCTCGATCTATAGCCAATCGCTGTTCAACGTCGGAAACGATAGCGCCTCTCCACGTGGCTTGTTCTCCGATCTGACGTTCCAAAACTGCTGTTTTCTCGATTATCGCTTGAAGACATTCTCGCTTGATACGACCAAAAAACAAATGGTAGAGCCAATTTCGCAATCGCTTCACGCGCGCCGTCTCCTATGGATATACTGAGCACTTCGTTCGTCTTTTGTCAAGCGCAACATCGCCATCGCCCTGGAAGTCGGGTCTTCGTACTTCGAATACGTCTCCGTCGCCCGGTTCTCAAACGGCGCTTCCGTGTTGGCCGAAAGGTGCGTCTTCAGACCGTACCGAACCATGTCTGCGATGTCATCCGACGCCTGCCCGCTCATCTTTTCGATGTCGGTGGGGTCTTTTTCGGAGCAAATCAGCATCGGGACCGCTGCAATCGTCTTTGGGCACCCAGAGGACACGAAAAAGGCCGGCTGGTCCTGCGTTTCCTGTTGAAAATCGACTCCACCGGGCCATTTCCGCAGCCGGCGCGCCGTCGCCCAGCAGTTGAACAACAACCGCCAGCCTCCAACCCGGTCGATGTCGGCCCGCGACAGCCTTGGCAACCCTCCATTCACGAAAACCGGCTCCATCTGCTCGACCACGGTGTTCGCGCTACCCCGTTTCGCCCAGGCGTCGTGCCCGATGTAGTGATCTCGAATCTCCCGGCGCTCACTTTCAGGCGTCAAGTGCAAAATCAGCTTCGCAAGGTCCGGTTCCGCAACGTCATTCACCACCAGTTCCCGATAAAGGATGATAATTCGCAGCATTCCCGTCATTTTCACGCCAAACAGCGACAAAACCTGCTCTGGCGATAGAATCCCGCTCGTAAACCATCCCGTCGCCGCGTAGTGGCTGAATCCCCAGTCCGTTGTCAGCCACCGCCTCCACCACGGCTGGACAATTCTCCCCACCAGCGCAGAATCAAGCACCGTCGCGCTCTCTTCCCAAACCTCGGAGTAGTATTGCCCCGCGAATTTCTCGAAACTGCCCATCAACTCACCGATTCGCTGGCTTTGCGGCAATGCTGCCAACTTCTTTCCGAAATCGGTCTTCTCTGCGAACACCTTGAACCGACGTGTCTGCTCAATTGGCACCTCTGGCCCTTCGTTCCACTCCGGCGACTCGTAGAAGTCCTTCTCACTCACGATACCCAGGCCGCGGAACCACTCGTAATTGTCCCACCCGTACCCCTGGATGAACATGAACGCCGCCGGGTCTTCGTTGTCATGGAACTGCCGAAGCCACATCACCCGCCGAAGATACGCCGTCCCGATACCCCCAGGATTGAATGTCAGGATCTTCTTGCAGACGCCTGGCGACACGCCAGCCTCGCGGTTCGACCCGTCCAACTGCTGAATCTCTTCCTCGCTGAACTCCTCTGCCTGCTCTAAAAAGATGTACCGAGCCTGCGGACCGCGCGCCTTCCGCTTCGCCCGCCCCGTATCGCCAGCGTGAATGAAGAATATCGAACTCCCGTTCGGCAACCGCAATTCCTTGTCCTGCGCCCGCCAGAATGCCTTCAACTCCGGGTGTTCATCACGCAGCAACGGCTGTACATGGTCTTTGTTGAGGTCGTCCCACACCCGGCGAATGATCCACACGATACACTTAGGAAACATCATCGCCAGAATCAACGCTATCGCACGCACGCAAAACGACTTGGCACACCCACGGCTACCCCCGAACCCCAACACCGTAGGCGCTTCCGGCCTCTGGTCAAGGCACGCTTTCAACAGCGTCATCTGGTTGGGCTGTAGGACTATCGGCTTGGTGACGGCCTGTGCCATCACTCCCAGTCCGGCGGGTTGGCCGGCCGCATGAAGTCGTCAAGGTCGCGGTATGGACGCGGGGCGCTGTCGCCGTGAGCAACGTCCCGCGCCGGCGGTGGCAATGGCTTGAGGTCAGAAGCCCGCAATAGGAGGAGATTACGCAGCCACCGCATCATGTCCTAATTTTGCGCCTGCGCTCGCTGCTTGTCAAGGGCGGATCGTACCTGTGCCAGTCCTGCACCACCCAGAACGGCAGGCAGACCAACGCCACACACGCGCCAGCCAGCAGGATCAGGAATGCTACGATGAAATCCACCTCTCGGGTACGCTCGCTCACAGCTTCTCGACTCCGAGGGAGTGTAGCAAGTCGAGCACCCGCCGCTCGCTTCCCAACCCGAACACCGGCGCGCACAACAGGCGCCCGATCTCGGCCCACCGCTCGGCAGCCGGGATCACCAGCAGTTTCGCTATTCCCATACCGCAATTGTGCGCCCGCCGGCGGCCAACGTCAAGACCAAAACTTGCAACTGCGTTTTGCAGACAATCACCCTAATTCCATGGGGAATTGAAAACTTTGGCCTATTTCACCTTTACAATCAATGAGTTGAATCTCCGTAAAGATTTGTAAAGACTTTCATATGACATAATATCAGTGACATCGCGGTTCTATGGTTCTGAGTAGACGCGAAACCTCAGCGCACCACGTCTCGCAATCCACCCGCCGGCCGGCCGCTCGCAGGTTGGCCAGCGCCTCACGATCACGCGCTCGCACCTGGTCCCACCGCTCCAGCTTCGTAGAGCTGGTGGTCATCCGCCGCGGCTCACGCTGCATCATCATCACCACCTGGCGCCGGCAACGCGCGCACCTCACCACCACGGATCATCGCCCGCAGGTCAAGCGAGCCTGCTGCAGCATCGGCACCCGCCGGCAGCACGACCAGGTTGATCTGCACACCGGCGGCCGCTTGGCTCACCTGCTGGTCCCCGTAGCGCTTGGGAGCGAGCTTGGATAGATACCACTTGCGCGTATCCACCGCCAGCCGCCGCGCTTGGGCATCCTCCGCAGTGGCCGAGTCCGCGATTACCAGGCACTCATCCGCCATGTTGTCGAGTCCTTTGTCTCTCGCGCGCGCGTAACGTGTTGCGAAATGATGGAGATCCGCGAGAATCCACTCTCTGACGGTGCAAGCGGCCGGCATGGTGTCATCGGCACAGATGGAGCGAAGGGATTCGCCCTCGGCGAGCCTGGCACAGATCATATCGGCTCGCGCGTGGCTATAAGTGCTTGGCCTGCCGCGTTTTCGGTGTTCCATGACCGAATTGTAGCGCAAATGTTCGGCCACGCGCGATTTACCGCCCATCCACGGAAAAGGAGACTTCATCTTGCCAGTGCCTCAACCACCTGGGCGTGCTCGTATGCCTTCTTCCGAGCGGATTGTACCTCGCGGGCGTGCGCCGCCGAATCCTGCCGATTCTTCCGGGTGGTCTCTTTCCGCTCTTCCCTCAGCCGAGCCCTGCATTCCCTAGCGTGCGCCGCCCTTGCCACCGCCCGCAAGCGGAGATCCACCGCCAATGCGTCGAGGTAGGCTGGCGCGGCCCTCGGCACCCCCTTGCGCTTCGGCGCGTCCCGGGGCTTCCCACGCAGCAAAGCGTCAAGCTCGGCCATGCGGCCATCGGGAGGCGCGGGTGGTCGCATGCTCACCGGCATTCCGCCCCCTGCTCAAGCTGGTATTGCTCCACCGCCACTTCGATGTCGATTCCCCACCACCGCTCCCACTGCCCTTTTCCGCGCTCGATGGAATGCGGGCCGGCTCCCTGCAGGTGCCCGCTCTCGCAGATGGGAAGGATTCGGTGATCGTCCTTCGGGCTTCCGAACCGCCGTACATGGTGAATCGTCGGTGCGCTATCGCAGACATGCTCGCGGGCGGCCGCCGTGGTGCCGTGGGCCACGATGACGCAGCCCGTCGCCCGGACGCGCTCGACGAACGCCTGGTCAATCACCCGGCCCCGGCGCGGCTTGGATCTCCGGCGGATCATGCGCGCTCCTTCACAAAATCGCTCGACATGCCACGGTATGCCTTACGGCCTTGGCTGATTTTTCTTTGGACGCCCTTTGTCCCGGCGGGCGCCGCGGCTCCTGTGACGGCGTACTGGATGCCGCGGGCGCATTGGACTCCCCAGCGCTTCGCCGGCTGCGGGCCATCCGGCCCCCAATACGTTTCGTCGAACGGCCGGCCGTTTTCGCAAATCATGCTCTCTCCTTCGGCTGCTCTGGCCGGTCCTGGGGTGGCGTCAGAACCGATTTCAGGCGAGCGTCGAAGTCCTTCTGTTCGCGCGTCGGATGGGCCAACGGCTTGGCGCTCGGCATCTGCGGCATGGCCGCCACCAGCCCGTCAACCATGTCCTGAGATTCCGCGCACATCGGGCCTGCCTCCAGTTGCTTCCGCTCCGGCGCCGGCAGCGCCTTGCCCGCTGGCCACGCCTGCCCGGGTGCCAGCGTGAACGTGTAGGTGCCGTACTCGCCCTCAGCGACCACTATCCCGTCAAGCGGCCGGAAGCGCGTGCAGAAAATCTTGCGCATCTCGTGTTCCCCGGGCCATTCCGCCATCTCGGTGCGGAGTTTCTTGACCAGCCAGCGCACCGCCTCGATATCATCCGTCATTTCGCCCATAGTCTGCACCAGCGCCAACCTCACCGGAGGATCGGCCGGAAAGAACTTCATCGCACCAAGAGACGCTATCAGCCCGCTTACTACTTCGAAATCCATAGGCTTAGGCATAATGAATCACCTCGGAATCTTTCGCCCATTTATGCCAGTTCGGAAGTAATATCGACCCTTGGCGCCGGCCGCTCATGTACGTCACGTTTGGACAGAATCCAGGCAGGATATTGATGATGCGCCGGTCCTTCCCGTTCCTTCGAAGAACGTCCCCTACCCTAGGATTTCTTCGCGGATCTCGCTTCATAAAACTACTCCTTTGGTCGCAGATTTGACGGAGTGTCGGATTGGGGGTACAATTACAACTGAGTGGTTGCAGGTTCTTGTTTTCCCCGGGCACTGCGAAGCGGTCCCCGGTACCTTCCTCTCCGGTGAGGCCAGTTTCGGTACTGAGAAACTTGGGGCTGGCCTCCGCCTTCCCAGTTTGGTTGAGTTCTTTAATCACGGCGTCGCGAGCGTCGCAAGACTTCTGCGTTTCGTCGCGTTCGGATTCTGCCGTGCGTCTCGCCCAATATTCCTTGAGGTACGTGGTGTTCGCTTCGTTCAGTGCCACCACGAGTTCGCGGAGGCGCTCATCCCGAGGATCTTTCAGTTCCGGTTCCGTCGCGTCCGTGTCGCTGAATGTCCCCGAGTACCAACGCGCCCGAATCTCGATTAGCAACTTGGTCAGACGCGCACCGAGTTTCTTCCATACATCCCACTCGGCATTCGTCCGGTACGACGTACGCCCAGCATTCGCAACTTCACGCAGAGAGGTTGCCAGTCGGCAGGCATCTAGCAACTCAGACCGCAGACACCTGATCTCTGCCGCCATCAAGTCAATTGCAGTTGCCGAATCCGTCCACTCGTAGTTCGGGAACAATTCGGCGTAGCGCGAGAACGTCTGCTTCTCGCGGTCCACAAACGCCATCGCTCGGATCTCAGTGATGCTCAAAGCGTCGCTTATCCTTGACCTCCTCCCATAAACTTTCTCATGTTCTTCAGATTCACTTCTCGCTGCTCAGGCGTGTTACTGACTTGAGCAATCTCCGGCAACTTCCCTATCGCCAGGTTGAACACGCGCTGCGCAAGCGTAACGTCCTGCTCACTGGCAGGCGAGACTGAAAACGTGATGGCTGTTTGGAGCCTATCGCCAATCAGCGGACCGCAAGTACCGATCATCCGGTTTCCGCTCGGCAGATCCGCTTCGAACTGGAACACGGCATCAGGGTCTTTGAGAATCTCGCGCATCAGTTTCGTCATAGAAGCTGTCCCGTCCTTTCCAAGTTTCTGATTGCCAGCGCGCGTACCGCATCCGTAGAGGATGGGCGGCCCGGCGGGGTGCCATTCACTGGCTCCGACGCGGGTTCGTCCTCCCACCGCTCCCCGTTCAGCCAGGTCGCCCCGTATGGCCGCTTGCTCGGCTCCCGGCTCAGCATCTCCGGCGACTGCTCGCGGGTGGCCGCCATCACGCGCTGGAACCGCGCCTCGGTCTTGACCTTGTTTCGGAACGCCTTTTCCGCGCCGGCGCGGGCCTTATGCAGCCAGTAGATCGCCCACCACTGGGCAAACCAACCGGCGGCCTCAGAGGTTGCGGCTTGTATAACGGGTCGAACCACGCGCGGGTGATCGGAGGGAGTTTCGGCATGTGAATCCTCAAACGGCAAAGTATACTCCGGGTTTTCTTCTTTCTTTTCCTTAGAAGAAAGAGAAGAAGAAGAATCAGATACAGACTCAGACGCGCGTATAGGTGCGTCCGCAGGTGCGTCCGCATAGCGTCCGTAACGCCGCCGTGCTGCGTCCGTAGCCTGTTCACTCTTGTGAATGGCCTCCGTCCGCTCCTGTTCCTGCCTGCGGTTGTATAGCCGTCCGTCCTGCTCGTAGAACGCCTTTTGAACCCGGCGCCAGACGCGCTCGAAATTCGGCAAGGTCATTTTGAGCACGCGGCAGAGTTCTGTCGGTTCCGATGGAAGGCCATTGTTCAGCCAGGACTTGTTCAGGCAACGGTGGAAAAACCCGAGTTCCTGATCGTCCATGGATGAATAGAGTTCGTCCGATTCGGCGTCAGCCGGAAACCATTTGAAAAATGGCAATCGTTTCAATCATCCACCTCCATGGATGGCCGGTGGGCGCGATGTGGAGGCACCGCGCCGCGCCCGGTCTTTCCGTGTCGGACGCCGCTCAAGACACCCGACAAAGAAAGTATGCGCCGATTCTCCCCGGATTGCAAGCGAAATCGGCGTGTCAAGGGCAGTTCCCATAGCCATGTGACGGGGGCGGTGAAAGGATTCCCGCCCATTCGTCTCCGTGCAGTCGCGGACATGACGCCGCTTCCGCACTGAAGGAATGCAATCTGCCCATCCTCGGGGTGTCAAGCCCCATCGCTCACCGCCTCCCAGTCCCCGGATTCCAGTTGCTCGATGATGAACTTGGCCCACGCATCGGGACCGAAGCACCGGCCATCCCCGAGCGTTACGGACGTAGGCGCATCGCTGTAGAGACAGCGCGCAACAATCCGTCCGTTGAACTTGACCACGCCCGCCCCTGATTCGTCAGGCGGCGGAACTTCGAGAACGTCGCTGGTCCTTTCGTTTATGAGTCTCACTCGCTCACCGCCTCCCCCTGCACCGCCGTATAGTTTTCCATCTTTCCGTATCCCTTTCGTGGCGTCAAGAAGATGATCGGCTGGCTATACTATCCCCTCAATGCTGGAAAGCAGATCGGCGATGGCGAGATCGCTACTCGCGCCTCTCCCAGTTGGCCCGTCTTCCTCTGTGCCGTCAACCCACGCAGCGTAATCGAAATCCACCGTTGGGATTGGAGGCTTCTCATGGGAGACACGAATCTTTATCGTCCCGGTACCGTCGCAGAACTTGCACTGGTAATCGGCGCACTCGTCGGTCCTGTATGGATTCAGTGATCGGTCACAAACGCACGGGCACTTTTTCTGAGTCATAATTTTACCCACAACTACAATTTGACATCGGACTACCGCACCCACTGCACGTTCTCCTTCGGACCTCCGCATTAAAGTCCGGGTCGTCCCTACATGCTCCGCTTCCCTGCTTAACTCCCGTCATCTCGCAGCACAGTGTAGTGAGCGCATCGCATAATGCCGCTCGGTTGTGCTCCCAATTCCAAACCAGATAGTACACGCGCTTTCTGATTCTCTTGCACCGCTCGCACTTGCATCTTTTTGGTGTACTCATCGCCGCTCCTTCACTCGCCGCCACTTTTTCGACAACTTGTTGGCCTCGGTGCGAATGTCCCGCACGGTTGCCTCAATGTGGCGCTTGATAACCTGGTATTGCTGAGAATCGCATGCCGTCCGCAGACAGCCGGCCATCATCGCACCTTTCCTCAACCCTTCAATCCTTCCCAACTCCCACAGCAAGTGGTCAAGCTCGTGGGTATGCGCCTTCCAGATTGCCCACTGCAAATCCTTCGTCCTGCTCACTCGCTCACCGCCTCCTCTTTCAGCGCATCCTCCATCCGATCCACCGCACATCAGGCATCGCGTTCGATATCGTCCTTCAGAGCCGCAATCTTGCTCTCAATATCGGCCTGCAAGTTCTCCAGGGCGTCGAGCGTCTCGGAAGCGTGAACACTGGTATCCGAGAACAGCGCGTCAATCGCGTCAGTCGCTGCCTTCAGTTTTCGTTTCATCTCGACCTCCATCCAAGATACCCGCACATCAGGCCCCCGGCGAAGACCACCAGCATGGCAGCGGCGGCCATCATCGCGCCCTCCGCATCAAGCCGGAATTCTCGTACCAATCCTTGAACCCGTCCACCGTCGCCGGGAGGTCAATCCCCATCATCAGCGTGAGAGCGCCTCTCGCCCGCTCCTTCAGGTGCCAGTCGATTTGGTGCTTTTCGGGCTTCTTCCCGGCGCGCTTGAACTCGATCCAAAGCACCATAGCGGAACCTCTGCGCCGCGTACCTGGAGGCTCCTCATACCGGATGTATAGGTGGTCAGCCATCCCCAGTTCACCGAACCCTTTACCGCGCCCCCGGTCGCTTACAGGGTCCGTCCGAAGCGCGCGCCATCCGTCCTCTGCGAGCAGTTTGGTGCATTCGGCTTCGATCTGCGCCTCGGACTTCGTTTTTAAGGCCTGCTCGGCGGCGCGGGCCAGGGCGCAGTCCGGCGCACCGAATATGCGCCGGTTGCGTTCTGCGATCATCTCGGGAGTCCAGTTCTCAGCCACGGACAACCTCCGGCTGGCTCTTGTCAATGTGTGCCGCTCGCCTCATTGTTTGGCTTCCATAATAGCGTCCGGGTCCAATCCGTTGAAGCAACTGCATTCGTATCCAGTTCCCGAACCATTACAGAAATCACACACGTCCTTCGCGCTGCGTATCCGAAAGAAACCCTTTCCGTTACACGGAACACAGTTCTTTTTATGGCGGCACTTTCCGAAGGCCACGCGCGCCGCCTCAACATCCTCCAGATAATGCACTGCTTCGATTTGCCTCTGGTTTCCGAACTGTGGGCGCTTGAGAGTATCCAGTGCGGTGCGCGTGTCCATTGCTACGCCTCCAGAGTTGGCGAGGTCTTGTTTTTTGATCCCGCCGGGCGCCCGCGCTTCTTGCCTTCCACCTTCGGCTTGCGGACGCGCTTAGCGCCCAGGGCCGTCAACTCCTCGTCGATGGCCGCCCGGTTCGTGCGGAGTTCCGCGATACGGTCAACCACCTTCTGTTTGG